CTGGATTTTAATCTCTTTTCTGAGACAGTTTTGACCCCCTGCGGGGAGACCAATGACGTTGGTCCTACGGCACTTTAACGCACGGTGCGACGGAACAGTTTAAAGACGTGGCGGTCTCACGGCGCCTTCTAATAAGAAGGCACCATGCGTCCCTGATGGGACCTGGGCTCCACACGGACGAAGTTGGATTCACTCCGAGCTTCCTCGTAGCGATGCTCTTCGTCTTCTTCGTCGCCCTCCTTGATGGAGGGGAGAGTTGGTGTGTGGTCTCCCAGCTGCCTTGGAGGAGCTGAGAGGAAGTTTATACCTCTATCCAGTCGAGGCTGGGTCAGCATGATGTCATATGACACCCAAAGCTGGCCAGCAGTGTAATTCGACTGGCCGCCAGTGACAGCGTAATACTGTGTGGCGAATTGATAGAGTTGGTTTTCCGGGTTCGGAGGGTCGAGGTCAGCGCGAATCTTCCACCATTTGAATGGTTGGGAAGCCTCAGCGCATTCCACGGCCGTCATCTGGCTCTGGTAAGGAGCGCCAGAGGTGGCGAAGTGCGAGTTCAGAACCTCCGACATGGTAGTCGGGGCTAGGGCATCCACGTTGTATGCTGTCTTTGAAGCTATCACACCCATTGCTGGGTTGGTGCTCGAAATGGCAGTCCCACACGTGGGAATAAACTCAAACACGACGCCAAGAGGTTTCCATTGCTGGAAGGTCCTCGCAATTGGCGCGAGCCACGGAAATGTACCGGATTGGGTTGGATCAATAAGAAGGCGGTAGTAGGCAAAAGACGTCGTGACGTCAACTGTACCCAAGTACTCACGGTGGCAGACTCTGATGGTGCCGTCAGATCCTGAGAACTGAGGGGCCTGAGCTGCTTGTGAACCGGAGACAAGGGAGTTGGCCGTCACTGGCTCGGTGCTGACATCGTAGTCGCCGCGTCCGAAGATGCGGCCGATGCCTTTACCGACGAGGTTGCCGAGATGCCCGCCAACGAAGCCACCGATTCCGCGCCCAACGGATTGGGCGCTCATCTTGGCTCTCGTTTTAGCGCGGGTTTTCTGCTTTGGCTGAGCTCGTTTTGCTTTCTTGTTGCGTTTGCGGTTTCGGGGCATGGTTGTGGTAGGATAGACAGATATTTCTACAGTCTATTTACTCCACCACCGACCATGCTGAGACACGCGTCCCGTGTTTCCGAGTTAGTCGCCTTCCAAACGCCAATGAAGGCGGTGATGGCTTCCAGCTCTGGGATATGACGACAGTGCTCTGCGAACTGCTCCCACAGATCTAGCGTAACGCTTTTCTGGGAGAGGAGTCTGTAGAACGTTTTAGTGTAGTCTACGGGGGCGCAAACGCCTTGTGAGAAGTTGGTCGAACAGAACTCGAAGGAGGCTCCCGGATCCTTCTTCATGTACATCTTGAGAGGATGCCCTAAAGCAGCATACTTCATAGGGGCGTCGTCCTTATACTCCTCAAGGCAGTCATCTCCCATGGCGAAGGCCCATGACGCCCCAGATAGGAACGATACGGCGACGCGCAAGCGGGAGTTGGTTGACGAGGTGTTATAGGACCCTGAGATCTGCACTCCTCCGTTCTTGTGTACTAGCAATTTGCCATCTGGCATGCAGTACACCGATCTGGAGGCGCAGAGGACTCTGGCTCTCATGACTTGGGCGGCGAATCCTTGCATGCCGCCTAAGCGGATGCGTATTTCGCCATCAAAGACGAGCTCCCATTCTTTGACGGACCAGTCCCACCCGGTCACGTCGGCCTCAGCCAGGGGTTTCCCCCCGGCGAGTCTCACGACGTGGTCGTGCAGGTCTTTAAGGTTTTCGTCAGATTGGAGGCTCAGTCCAGGTGCTGAAGGGCATCTCTTCCAGCCGTCGATCTCCGCGTTGTTTTGGGCAGAGCACATGATGCGCTCGATGACCTGATCAACGAGTGAGACGGCGAAAATGAGGCGCCAGCGCCCTTGTTTGACTTTCTTCTGTGAATGTGGCTCGTTCTTGACAAAGACTCTGACTGGGTCGGCATAGCCGCCGGCGACAATCTGCGTGGCTGTGAGGCCTGCAGGCATGTGGCACAACAGTTTGAGTCTGTCAAGGACGAGTTTAGTGAGGGTTTCCAGGCCCTGGTCTACGAAAACGCCGTTGTCCGTGTAATCGGAATGGTAAGGGATTCCTGGTTTGGAACTCCTGACCACTTGGCGTGAAAAGAAGGCGACACGGTCTTTCATGACTGTCTCGTTGACCCCGTTTCCGTCAAACCCTTTTGGGGGCGAGGTCTTGGGGTAAAGCTCAAGCAGCTTAGCTGCGAGCATGTCTAATTCTTCTTTCGAGGGTTGCGCACCTTCGACGATGCGGGCTGTTTGCTTCGTAAAGCTTTCGAGCGCCGCGGTCGTGGTCTGGTTCGCGTTTTCCCAATTTTCGAGACCGGGGAATTCGCCATAGGCGGCAGCGATGTCAGGGTCGACGTCCGCAGGGGCGGGCGCCTTGTTGAGCCGCTGCCTGTACTCTCCGACTTGCAGAGCTCCTCCGCCAATGGGCGTTGGTTCTGTGTAGAAGGAGTAATAGGCGTTTTCTTGTTCTGAGAACTTTCCGGGGCTCCCCTGACCCCCGCCCGAAAATCCGTCTTTGACGGGCGGGCTGGGGTCTTTGTCTTGGGGGCTTTGGAATTTGCGTTGTTTTTGGGCGCTTTCTGGGTCATGATCTCGACCACATTAGTGGGAGAAGCTGTGACGTTGAAAGAGACCTTGGTTGCATGCGTAGAGTTCTCGTTGATATGCTGGAAAGTATCCTCATCTTCCTCTGAGAAGTCCATTTCGGACTCCCGCTCGTCGTCTGTGTAGTCGTTCCAATCTCGGCCTTGAAGCACGATTTCGGAATAAGCGGTAGCCTTAGAGATGAACCTGCGCTCTTCTTTTCCCACCAGGATGCGGTCCTGCCAAATGTCTTCTGTGTCAGCTCGCCAGGTGTCTTCGAGGTTTTCATCCCACTCGTCTTCACGGGTGTCCTGATAACCATCGGTGTATATGCCAGCGGCTGCTTCATTGAGAAGAGTTTTCGGGTGGACCGCTCGGCGAATGCGATCAAATCGCACGCCTCGGTTTCGTTTCCCAGTGGAGCCGAGGTGCATGCCGATAACACGGCCTCCGGAGAGGACGGGGCCCCCTGAGGAGCCAGGCTCGGTGGATGCATTATGCTCAAAGTAAGCAAATCCTCTCGGCTTCTGCAGCGCGCCTCGGGCGACCGTCCAGTCGTTGCTGTGGGCGCCCGGTGTGTACACGACGCACCTGCCGTTGGGCAAGTAGCGATCGGACATGGGTACTGCAGATATTTCCGCCGACGCCCAGAAGGCTGCCGGCATGTCAAAGTTAACGAAGTCCATGTGCGGTGAGTCAGAACGCGAGGCCACAGTGGCCTGCTCCAAGTCCATAGGAATGTCCTTGGTGGTGCCGTCCTTAGTGGTGACTCGCACGTAAACTTTGTTGTTCGGGCTGCGAACTAAAGCGTTCCACACGTGGGCTGCGGTGAACCCCGTGGGGCTCTTACCGAAACCTTTGATGCGAGTGATAACTCCGTAGTTGTAGCCTGATAGGTCGTAGGTCCCAGGGGGGGCGTCATGGACCTTGGCGCAGCCCGTTGGCTGGTCACAAGATTCCATGATGGATCCTCTCTGAGACATCTCATTGGTGTAACCGGCCTTGCGGCCGACACCGTGAGTTGAGGGCTTATATTCAGGCGTCGGGACTAAAACACTAGTGATGAAGTCCGTGGCGTGCTCGACGCTGATATAGATCTTAGCCGGGAGCGCGCCCTCAAACCCGTGAGGCGTCACATAGTACCCACCAGCGTCACGGTACATGGTACCGGTGAACACGGGAGTGCTATCTTCAACCTGCACAGCCATGGCCGCTAAGGCCTCCACCTTGAGACGGTGCTGTCGAGCCCTGCAAAGAGCGATAGCATAGTCGATCAAGAAAGGAAGCACGCATCCGAGGCACACAGCCAGCAAGGTAAGCCAGCAATAGCCAATCAGGATGAGGGTCATGGTACCATCGCGGCGTCCGAACCCAGTCCACTCTGGCAGCGCTACGACCTGGAAATCTCTCGAAATCTGGAAGTAAAGCTGCCTATATAGAGTGTCGGGCCCGACGCGATTCTCGAGCTCGAACGACCGCAAGGTCATGAGCAGGGGAATGATCACGCACGAAAAACCGAAGGTTTTGAGTGCTCTTTTCATGAATCTAGAGGAAATCGTATGAGTTTCTCCTGTAGGCGTCATGGTGATGGTTCGGTGCTGCAAAATACAAACAGGTAGATGAATCTAGC